GCGCGACGAGGGCGGGCCAGCATAGGCCAATATGCCTACCTCACATGGCGGGCCTACCGGGCATTTATGCCTAGGCATCGGGTCCTACCGGCTGGCTAGGCATTTATGCCTATCCTAGGATAGGAATATATTCCTATAACACTCAGGTAGGAATTTATTATTAGAGTAGGAATATATTCCTATATGAATTTATTATTAGAATAGGAATATATTCTTATATTATTCTACTCCTATTATAGGAATATATTCCTATATCACTCTACTCCTATAATAGGAATATATTCCTATAACACACCCATAGGAATATATTCCTATTATAGGAAAAATAAAAGAGAGAGCTCTCGCTCTCTCTTTCTTTCTCTTTCATTTCTTCACTGGCTCATTCAATACATTCCTGACGTGCTGGTACCTCTTGTTCAGAGCCTTCGCAATTTGGCTCGTGGTATATCCTGCTGCGTGCATCTCTCGCATCGTCTGAGAGACTGCTCCGCGAATCATCTCTCCTCCTTTGAGAGCGAAGATCTCCTCACTCGTAAGACCTTCATAATCGCTCTTCTTCATTTCATTTGACCTTGACATTTGCTATCTCTCTTTTCTTTTCTATGAAAGATTTAATTATCTTTCATATTCTTAATATAAGTGAACTCAAGCGATCTTCCAACGTATTTATTACTTAGCGAGAGACATTATTCACTTGACTCTTGAGAGTTTTTAATATATAATGATTAATTTTCGGTAACGGAATATATTCCTATAAAAAAGTCATTTAGGGCCCCAAATTTCCTACGTAGTTTTTTCAAAATTGGCCTGGCACACAGTTCACTCATCCTCGTAGGCTCCATAGGCTCCATCGGACCCACAAATACCTGTTGATGGGCGCCAAAACATACTATATAATCTTTGTCATGAACGCGCATTCCATGAATCTCCCAACAAAGACCCCCAGCGGAGCTGGTAGTGACAGCTCTACAGCAGGACTGTCTAAGAGGCTGCAGACTATTCTGAAGCTCAATAACAGTATTGCCACCAATGCCTATGGAATGCCCCGAGTGATCTATAAGGCCGACCAGATTCCGGCAGATCATTTCGAACGACCACCCAAAGAACAGCACCATATCCTTGACTTGGCTACTGTAGAAGTGACCTACGCTGAAGGTCTTCCAGTCATTGCAGACCATGGTCTTCTGTGGGAGCAGCTTCCTTGGGAGCCAGCTGACGCCTACCTTGCCTTCAGCAGCTACATCAAACTGCAGGAAACTCACGGTTATCGCGCCTTGAATCTGCTCCTAAACGAGCATCCTACCTCGAATCTCCTCCCTGATAGGCTCACCGACCCAGACGTTCGCAAAGAACGGCAGGAATTCATTGAACTCATGCGTGAGTACATGGTATTCTATTGCTGGTCCCTCAGAGCACGCGCCTTTGACATGCTCGCACAGGCAGCCTACGAACGTCTCCGTGAGCGTCGTGCATTGCAGACAGAGAACTACCACTATCTGCAGACCGACAACATGGTCAAGAAGCTCGTTGGTATGTTCGAAGAGGTCTTCGACAACGCAGACAAGCGTGCAGACCTATCCATTCCAGAATTTGTGCGTGCTATGAAGACCGTCATCGAGCTTCAGCGCGTGACTGTTGGTCTTCCCGCAACTGCACCACTGCCTATTTCCGAACAACAGCACCCTGATAGCCCTCACGGACACACTTTGGAGACCCGCCTCAAGTTGCAGGCTCGTCGTCAAGCTGCAGTTGAAGAGAGTGACACCAGCGTCGACAAGAACCTGGAGACCGTTATGGCTGATCCACAGCTTCTTGCAATGGCTCAGGAACTGATCGTCCGCACCATGAAAGAGCAACAGGCACAGCCAACCACCCCAACTACCCCACCAACACCAGTGGAGGAGCCTCTTTCTGAGTCGCTGACGTCAGACCAAACGGACAGGTCAAGGAGGCCCCCGGATGAGGAGAGCCGCGTAGAGTCGGATTCCGCAGATAATACGGACGTGAACGACTGATGGCTGCGCTTCTCGGACCAGATCAGAGACTAATTGGGAACATCCTACAGAATCCCAAGCTGACGCCTGCTACGTTGGCAATGTATCTGGACCCTTCGTGGATTCCTACCAACTACCTGATGTACACTTCGGCTCGAATTGCTACGAAGCTGTCGGAAGGCAATGCTAGGCTGATCCTTTCCGTCCCACCACGCCATGGTAAGTCGCGTCTTTCATCTATTGGTACGTCTGTCTGGGCTTTGGATCGCTGGCCGCAGTATAATGTGGCTATTACCTCGTACGGTGCTGACCTTTCTGAAGACTTTTCTGCCAAAGTACGCGACCAAATCATGCAGAATCCTGACAAATTGGCAGTCAGAATTCGCAAAGATGCTAGTAGAATCGACCGATGGAAGACCACCAAAGGTGGCGGAATGATTGCTATTGGCGTCGGCGGCCCCTTTACAGGCCGAGGAGCCAATATCATATTCGTCGACGACTTCATCAAAGACTACAAAGAAGCCATGTCGAAGACAACTAGGGAAGCCATTTGGAACTGGTTTACCTCCGTTGTCTTCACGCGTTTGGAGCCTGGTGGAAGCATTATCATTGTTGCCACTCGGTGGGAAGAAGACGATCTTATCGGAAGATTGCTCAGAACGCAAGGTGAAAACTGGGAATACATCAGATTTCCTGCGTTGGCTGAGCCTGGCGACATTCTGGGACGCGCTCCTGGTGAAGCTCTCTTTCCCGAACGCTACTCTGCAGACTGGTTGCTGGGACAAAAGACGCTTCTTGGCACAAAGCAGTTCGATGCTCTCTATCAACAGGACCCACGATCGGCTTCTTCTAAGCTGACCGACAAGAAGTGGCTCAGAAAGACACCAACGCTGCCACACTACTCCCGTCTTCGCTGGGTTCGTGTTTGGGATCTTGCAGCTACGGCAGATGGCGGCGATTATACTTGTGGAACTCTCTGCGCAGTGGATGATACATACAAGGTTCTGTACATTGCGCACATCGCTAGAGACCAGATGAGTCCTCAGAAGGTAGAAGAACTCGTCAAGAAGGTAGCAGAAGCAGATGGTCCTGGTGTAGGGGTCTACATCGAACAAGAGCCTGGTGCTTCGGGTGTTGCCCTTATTGACCATTTCAGGCGCAATGTGATCCCTAAAGGCTATGTTGTTCATGCCGTCCCTTCAACTAAGAAGAAGGTTGTTCGTGCTCAGCCTATGATTGCAGGCGCAGAAAGCGGTCGAGTCTATCTTGTCGAAGGCGACTGGAACAAGGTCTTCGAAGATGAATTCGACAAGTTTCCTACAGGAGACAACGACGATCAGATTGATGGTGCTGCTATTGCTTGGCAGGAACTCATCGGAGCAGAGACTCTGCCACCCAGCTGGGGTGTTGAAGTCCAAGAAGCTCTGCATAAAGAGCTGGGTTCTAAGCATACGTTGTCAGTTGCCCAGATCGAGGCCGCGATTCCACGCCGCTCACTCATCGTTGGTAAGTATGACCCTGCAGGCGATCCTACAGGTAAGAGCAGATCCAATCGTATGGTTACGGGTGCTTCGTGGGGAAGGCCTGTAAAGAGACCACAACAAGATTCCAGCCCACCAAAACATGGGTTGGTGTTCGCTTCCACAAGATAGATAACAAGACAACACTTAGGAGCCAATCATGGCAAAGTCTGCTTCAAAGATTACCGGTCTGGGTATGGTTCGTGCTTTGGGTGCAATATTCCAACGTACCCAATTCATGTCGGGATTGGGTCTGGGTTTTAACGGCGATCGTGACTACTACGCCACGTTTGGCTACCAGAAACTACTCCAGCCAAAAGACCTGTTTGCGAAATATGTCCGCCAGGATATTGCGGAAACAATCGTAAATGCGCCTGCAAATGCGCTGTGGACCAATCCTCCCGTTGTTCAGGCTGACGATGTCTTCATGAAGGCATGGGAACGTCTACTCTCTAGCACTGATGTGTGGAAGGCGCTCAATCGTGCAGACAAAATGACAGGTTACGGTCGATTCTCCGCAATTGTCTGCGGAACTGACAATTCTCGAGCCAAAGATGCCGATCCTGACAGGCTTCTCTATCTCCAGCCCTACAGCGAATTGTGCACTGCCGTTCTGAAGCTGGACGATTCCGTCACGAGTGCTCGTTATGGATTGCCTGTAATGTACGAGTTCACACCTCAGAATGCGGCAATCGAACGTACCAACGTGACTCAGACTGTGTCACTCCGTCCGTTTAAGATGTCTCATACCAATATCATTCACATCGTCGACCGCGTTGTAGAAGACAATGTGTATGGTACTCCTGCCCTTTACGGCGTGTACAACCTGCTTGATGACCTGCTGAAGGTTGCTGGTGGCACTGCAGAAGTCTATTGGATGACCTCCAACAGAGGTATGCAGATCGACATCGACAAGGAATTGGACCTTACGGAAGAGGATCGTGCAGACTTGACCGAAGAAGTTGAGCAGTACCAACATGGTTTGTCTCGTGTGCTTCGTACTCGCGGTGTCAAGGTCAATGAGCTTGGATCGGACACTCCAAGTCCGCAGCAGACATTCGAGATGATCCTGGCGCTCATCTCTGCAAAGTCACGTATTCCGAAGCGCATTCTGGTAGGTTCTGAAGCTGGTCAGCTTGCTTCGGAACAAGACCGTTCCAACTGGGCTGAAAGAATTGGCGAACGCCGCAAAGACTTCGGCGAACCCAATGCCCTTACTCCGCTGATACGGAAGATGGTTGAGCTCAAAGTTCTTCCTGAGCCCAAAGGCTTGAATTACGTATGGCCTGAGGCATTCATCCTGGCTCCTCTGGAACGTGCTCAGACTTCTGCCCAGAAAGCGCGTTCTGCAGCGAACCTTTCCAAGACTCTTGAGACCTCTCCCGATCTTATGACAAAGGATGAGGCTCGTAAGATCATTGGTCTTGGTGACGAGCAAGAGCTTCTGTCTGGTACTGTTCGCAAAGCACCTGTCGCCATCAACTCGAAGCGCAACTAATTTGACACTATAGTAAGAAACGACCGACATTTTTCTGTTGATTGTCCTTTAATTACCATTTATAATGGGAGCTATCAGTCGCGGACATCCATCACCCATCATGCCATATCGCCAAATGCGTTCTCCGACGAAGAGCGCCGCCACCTACAGAGGTG